AGGGCGGGCAGTGCTTAAGCCCGTCCTTTCCTACCCCCGTGACCACGCTTGCGGGGAAAAAATATATATTTATATATGTGTCTTCCCCGCACTAAGGGGATTCCTGATTTTAAGACTTCCCCGCACTCATACCACTCTGACGGGGAGGACTGTTTTTAAGTGTTCCCCGTAATTTACTACCTGACGGGGATTCCTTGTCATTCAGGCTCTCCCGTACCTTTGTTATCATCATTTTTCAGTATAAAACCATCTTCAATTATGTAACCACCATGCTCTTTTACCCGATCCCGGATCGTTCTATCCGACACACCAAGGTACTCCGCCACATCATTTACAGTCGGCTTCTCTCCAAAATTGCTGCTTTCGATTGCCTCTTCCAGAGCTGTTTTTCGATCCGCTTTTCGGCTTTTGGCATTCTTTTTATTCTTAGCGCTGCCTCGTTGCCAGGGCGCCTGCTCTGCTTCTGGCTGAATATCTCCCAGTACTCCAGACTGATCCACTACATGAATCGGATAATTAAACCAGAGATTTTGCGGTTCGAATTTAGAAAACTCTCGCAAGGTTCCTTCAATTCTCCATGCCGTCATTGCCTTTACTTTTGCTTTTGCAGCCTCGATATTACGCTCCAGGGCTATCATCTGCCACTTGTCCAGCTTCTCTTTGCAGTAATTAAGCATCTGGAAGCTACTGCATAAATCGTCCAAAGAGAGATCATCTTCCCATTTAAAATGTGCATCAAGGTACTGCTTGCAGGCTTCACACACTGCTTTATTTTCCTGCTGTTTCATTAACTCCTCGGTTGTTTCAAGCTCTATTAAATCAATGAGCGCATCGGGATCCCTGGCAAATACTCCCGATCCACTGGCACGGTCCATGGACTTCTTTCCGCCCTGGCTTCCCTTACTGTGATGATGGCAGTAAATCACTGCCACACCCAGCTCCGTACACACCTTATCAAACTGATTACAGAAATTAGACATTTGATCCGCGCTATTTTCGTCACCGGTAATAACCTTATAGATCGGGTCAATGACAATGGCTATGTAATTCTTTTTCGCCGCCCTGCGGATCAGCATAGGCGCCAGCTTGTCCATAGGACGGGACTTTCCTCTTAGGTTCCAGATATCTATATTTTTAAGATTGTTTGGCTGCCACCCAAGAGCCTGATACACGTCCTTAAAACGGTGGAGACAGCTGGCCCGGTCAAGCTCTAAGTTTACATACATGATCTTACCCTGTGTACAATCCCAGTTAAGCCACTTTCTCCCCTCAGCTATGGCAATGCACATTTCTATCTGAAGAAAGGACTTTCCAGCTTTTGACGGTCCTGCGATTAACATCTTATGGCCTTGACGTAGCATTCCATCAATCAGGGTCGGCGCCAGCTCCGGAAGATTGTTCCATACATCGTCCAGGCTTTCCGGATCCGGTAGGTCATCATTGATGGACTCAATCCATTCCTTCCACTCCGCCCAGCTTTCTTTTCCTATATTAGTATCAACGATAAATTGTTTCTGACCGCCCCGCATAACGCCGGGCATTCTGGAGAGTCTGGAGGGGTTGCGGTTCTGCTGATCAATGGCAAGCCCGTTCTTTTTGCAGATCTCATAAAGATAATCCACTCTCTTGCGGTACTCGCCGTAGTCTGCGGCGTCAACCCTTACAATGGCATGGAGGCTCTTTCCACCACTGTGCACCAGACAGGCAACCGGTAATTCCAGTTCACGGATAATGGCGTGCTGCTTCTCAATCTCCATGGAGTCCGATTCTACCAGAGCGTATTTAAAGTCAGTGACATTTTCATTCTTAGCGCCTTTTCCGTCCATTGGGTTAAATCGGATCCAGGCGCCACCTTCGGGATCGTAATCGCCTAACACACTGCCAATATCTCCATTGCACTGTGTTAAAAGTTCAATCAACTGCCCTGCTGTCCGACCGTAAAGTCCTTTATCTGCCGGAAGATATTTCTGATCCTTCTTCCAACTCTTTACTACATAACCGACATTCTCCCCGGCTTCGAAGAGAGTTTCTATATATTTAATAAGTTCCTGGGCTGGATCCCACTGCCTGGGCTCGGTGATTTCTCTTTCCTCTACCCAGTTTTTATCAACAACAACTCCTTCTGCTGAAACGGTATCATTCCAGTCAAGGGCTTTGCCGGGATCATAAGGTGGAGTCCACCCCTGATCCCTGGCATATTGGACAATGGTTCCACCTGTTACCGGAGTACCGGCCCCGTGGAAGCCCCGCCATTTCTTTTCACATTCACCCGCGTGATACCGCTGGTCATTCATGCTCCATCGGTCCCACACATCAACGGAATACCCTTCATGCTGCAGAGCCATGCCGACATTAATCCAGTCCTGGTAATTAAGCTCTGATGGGTCTATATGATTTAGGACCTCCATGAGGTCGTATGTACTATCCATGTTTCAAGTCTCCTTATCCCGGTATATACTCACGCGGATTTACGCCAGAAGGGGCGCCCCGCCAGCCTGCCGCTGCAATACGGTCAATCATGTTTTTAGCCTGTTCAAATGTCCACGTCCCCACGCTCTGGAATCCATACATCTCTAAGCGGTTAATTTGCCTTGGTGAAGCCATATTTTCACGTATTCGTTGCTGTAAGCGATCAATCACCATATCAGCTTTTCCAGCACTATCAATTCTGTCCGGATCGATCTGTAGCTTTTCTAACCTTTCTTTCTGCTTTGCTGTGGGTGGTTGCATTGCATAACCAAACGGAGGGATATAATTTTTCAAATCCTCTGCCTGAATGCTCATTTCAAACTGTAAAGGATCTACCAGTGCTTTCTTACGCTTTTTCATTTCTTCCAGCTTCTTTGCAAGGGCTTCTTCCCTCTGTGCAACAACATCTTCTGCTGCTTGTTTCTCTGCCGCTTCGATATCCACGGGACAGCCAGCCTGTTCGATGTTCTCAGTCATTTTCCGGGCTACTTCCTCATCCTGACAGATCAGACTGGCTGGGTGGCAAAGCTCATGACGTTCGGTATGCCATAAGAAGTCGAGTAAGAGTAAGTGGTCCTTTCCCGGAAACAACCGGGTTCCACGTCCAACCATCTGACTGTAAAGGCTGCGCACCTTTGTGGGCCTGAGTACCACGATGCAGTCAACACTGGGGCAGTCCCACCCTTCTGTAAGTAACATGGAATTACACAGAACGTTATAATCTCCCCGCTCATAGGCTGCCAATACCTCGGCACGATCCTTGCTGTCTCCGTTTACCTCTGCAGCCTTAAAACCTTTGTTATTTAGAATGTCCCTGAATTTCTGGCTTGTTTTGACAAGAGGAAGAAATACAACCGTTTTCCGATCCTTGCAGTGCTTTTCCATTTCATCGGCAATCTGATACAGGTACGGATCCAATGCAGTAGCAATATCTCCGGATTTAAAGTCTCCCGACTGCATTCCCACTGCTGATAAATCCAGCTTAAGAGGAAGGGTCAGGGCTTTGATCGGGGAGAGGTAGCCGGCTTTAATTGCTTTTGGAAGTGTATACTCATAAGCCAGACTGTCAAAGCATTCCCCCAGGTTTCGCATATCACCACGATCCGGTGTCGCTGTTACGCCTAAAATATTGGCTTCTTTGAAATAATCTAAGATCTTTTGATAACTGTCAGATAGACAATGATGTGCTTCATCAATGATAATGGTGTCAAAGTAATCTATAGGGAATTGTTTTAGTCTCTTTTCTCTAGTTAAGCTTTGCACGGATCCAACCACAACCCGGAACCAACTCCCCAGACAGGTTTCTTCTGCCTTTTCAGTCGCGCACCCAAGCCCTGTGGCTTTCCCGATCTTATCGGCAGCCTGATCCAAGAGTTCCCCTCGGTGCGCCATAATGAGCACCCGATTTCCCCTGCGTACACAATCCTCTGTTACTTTTGCAAATACGATAGTTTTACCACACCCCGTAGGGAGGACTAGGAGCGTCCGCTTGACGCCCTTGTCCCATTCTTCAAAGATTGCAGCCTTTGCCTCTGACTGATATGGTCTAAGTTCCATAATTAAAACTTCCCTGCCTCAAATTTTTTAGGTTCGTATGGAAGATATCTCTTCACATGATTAAACTTCTTATTTGGATCATCTCTTCCAGGCGTCACCTCGATCGTAGCTTTCCCTTTCGCTCCGGGGACTGATGGCCAGTTCATTCTGACTTTGCCCTCAATTTCTTTTTCACCTATACAAAGGAAGAACTGTGCAATTTTCCACTGCATCTTATCGTAAAGAAGTAAGTTCTCTGTAAGGAGAGTTGTTCCCTCCTGCGTGTCGATTCTCAGCTTTAAAATAGCTTTGTTACACTCTGGAGATTTATCACCACCTGGGTGTCTGGCCCGTTCGAATGATTCCACTGTAAACTCATAATCTCCAGGAGGAAGGAGGACAAAGTCCCCGCCTCCTTCGCCTTTTTCTACTTCATCATCCCAGCCTAATTCTTTTGCTTCATAATCTGCCATCTGTTATATCCTCCTCTAATTAAATACCAAGCTGTCGGTTTCTTTCATTTCTTTAACCATTCCATAGACCTGTTCCCAAGCGCCCACAAGCACTCCAGCTATAAAATCCTGCGGATAATCAGCCACTTTCATATCTGCAGGGAAGTATCCCCTTGCAGCAACTACATTCTGAATATCCCACTCATCTACCCCGTTACGAATTATCAGATCGCGAAGGGCTTTCGGAATCCGTTCGTCTACCTTCACTTCTGGTGGATTTATAGACTCTGACTTTGTATCCACCGGTGGAGCTGCTTTCTCTTCCTTTGGAGGCTCTTCTCGGCTCTGGCTGACAGTACTCCCAGAGTCCTCCTGCTTCGGCTGAGTAACTGGTGGAGTGGTCTTTTTTTCTTCCGAAACGGGATTTCCCGCAACGGAACTTTCTATGATGTGGCGAATCGAATCGTATTCAAATGGTACTTCGTCAGGAAGCCCATAGCGGTTTTTGGCATCCCAACAGGAGTGATGGGTTGTGTACATAACGCGTCTGCCGCCCTGAGCTTTGTTCTTTCCTTTCTGAGCACCCTGACCGTCCACGTTGACTACCATTGTCTTATAGTTACAGAACAGGACCATATCTGCCCATTCCTTCACCATAGGCGCTACACCTTTGCTCAGCTTCATTTCCCAACGGTCATAAGCTCCCATTTCATCCGGTTGCTCAAACTTTCTCATTTTTGCATGAGCTGTTAAAACCACATTAATCCCGACTTTTGTCACATCAGTAAGAAGATTTAAAAGCTTTCCAAACTCCTCCTGAATATATGTATAACCTTTTCCATAGCCAAAATCCTCAATGCTGCTTTTCTGATTCTTCGTACAAACACTGGTAGTGCAAAGCGTTTCAGCCCAGTCTGCCGTATCGACAATTAAAGTTTTGCAGACATTGGGTGTCTTAATCACATCTGAAACCTGATTCAAAATCATGGTCCAGCTGCTAGGCTCCGGAAGCCTTGCCACGTCCATATCCTTGGTGCTTCCCTCGGTATCAATAAATACCGGATCCGGAAACCGTGCAGCAAAAGTTGACTTGCCAATTCCCTCGGGACCGTACACAACGGTCTTCTTCGCCCCTGGCAACTTTCCTTTAATAATCTGCATTAAAATACTCCTTCCTTCCATCCTGTCTTCTTATCTTCCATGAGCGGGTGCTCCTGACCTGCCACATACCCATCTTCAATTACAATACTGCACTCTTCCCCAGTGCTTACCCTGGTAGCGATGGCCTGCAGTCCTTCCGCTTCCAGCCATTCACCAAACTCCTTAAGTACTTCAAGGTCCATCTGCTCCAACTTATCAAGGAGGACAAAACCGCACTCTGGATTCAACTTCCGAACGATAGCCGTGGATACCTTAAGCCGGTCGGAGCCTGACATATTGTCCCACTGCTGACCTTTATAAACCAGTTCTCCTTCTTTGATAGAAAGTTCCGGGAGGGGAAGCTCCGCTGAATTAAGAAGCTTATTTTTAGCGTCACGGGTTTCATCAAGCTGCTTCGAAAGCTGGTCATACTGCCTGCGGTATTCTCTGGCATCGTCTTCCGCTTTCTCTTTATCAAGGTTTGCCCGCACCTTTCGGTTGATCTCTTCAATATCAGAAATGCTGCGCTCCAGTTCAGCGGTAGACTGATCCTCCAGATCCTTCGCATCCATTCTGGCAATGGAAAGATCTGCCCGAACTGCTTCCTGTTTCTTCAGGAGCTCCTGGATCTGCTCCATAAGTCTTTGGTCTTCCTGTTCTAACTGGTGGAGTCGCTCCCGCTTTCTCTGGTTCTCGCCGTTTTGAGCCAGGATGTCCTGTTGCTTTTTAATGAGCTCAGAGGCAGACACCAGCTCCACTGGTGCATCGTTATAGGCCGGCTGCTCCTTTGCATACTTTTCTTTTTGATCTGCAATACGCCCAATGGTAAGACGCTCATTGTACTTTTCCTGCTCCTCCCGTTCTAATGTAAGGAGCCTGTCTCCTACTCCAATGATCTTAAGTAGGATCTGGGCTTTCTCTTTTGAGGTGGATTCCATGAACTTCGGAAGGTTTAATGCGAACTGCTCTACAAAATCATTAAGGAGCTGCTGTCCACCCTTCTCGCCATTCGGATCCGTTACCTTCAGGGCGCTGTTCTTTCCTTTCCGCTCAACCACAAGACCGTTGCTCATGGTAATCTTAAGGTTTGGCGGAATCACTGATTGGTCACGTTGTGCCTGTGAGGGGCGAAACTTGTCCCCACCAAGCACCCAGGCAATGGAATCCAGTACAGAGGTCTTTCCCTGGTTGTTTCTGCCTCCAATAATAGTCAGGCCGTTTGCTGATGGTTCAATCTTTACAGCCTTAATTCGTTTTACATTCTCAATCTCCAATTGATTGATTTTCATAGACATTGTTGCAATCCTCCTGTGAATCCCTTATAATAGGGATGAATAATATTTACGAGTTACCTTGAATCCCTGGGAGTTGCCGCTCCTGGGGTTTCTGCGTTTTCAAAGTCGACAACATGTCCATTATTTACCACCAATGGATCTAAATTACCGGCATCGAATGCCCTCTCCAACGCGTCCATGGTCAGACTTTCAACCTCGGCTGGTGTCCAATTTAAAGCGTTCATGATTCTTTCACCTTCTTTCTTGTAAAATAATCCCAATCTCCTTATAATGTAAGTACCAGACTGGCATCTGGAATACAAAAGAAGGGAGAAGATTATATGGTTGTTAAAATTGTGTGTGCCTGTAACGCTTCTTTTGAAATAAAAGAAGGTGTGCGACATCCTGAATATGTCTCATGTCCAAATTGCGGACGAGTTCTGCCCGATAACGCCTCACAAGATCTTTTTACTGCATTGAACTCTTTCGCACTTTTTGAAACAAAATTGGAACATAATGAGTGTTATGAAGTTTTTATTTCAAAATAAAACAGTTTTTCCCAACTTCCGATATCGTATGTTCAAGAACAGATATTGCTTCCTCATACGATATCTTTTCTTCGCCTAAAAAATTCTTATCTTTTGGCACTCCCTCGGCAAACATTTCCATGATTTTTTTAGAAAAGTAATGATTTAAAGATACCTTTCTTTTCATGTTATCATCCATATTCCTCACCTCCTCTCACAACACTTCCAACTTACCCACCACGAAAAACATCAAAACCATTGCACCGATGAAGATCACTGCCGGCGCGATCCGTTTTGTAAACTCCATCAACTTCGACGGACGGGTATCGGTGTAATCGTCTAATTTGTCATAGTACCTCACACGTTCTCCTTTCCTTATCCTTTATCTGCATCCGCCAACTTAAGCAGATATTGATCCCACTTCTCAATATCCACCTGCCACTTGCGACCGACACGGATCGCCGGTGATCCTTTTCTTTTAAACAAGGCCTCTATCGTGTTATGACTTATCCCGTGACGTTCTACGCA